TAAAACTCGCTCACATACGGATGGATTTCGCAGGAATAATGCAAACTATTGGAATAAAAGGGAGATATGTAGGTTTTACCTATATTCGTCCATTATATGGTTTTGCCCCGTTTTGGAGGAGTTAGGAAAATAAATTGCTACTTATCCGTTGCCTGTTCAAGGTCGAAAACAATATTGGAAAAAGGTCTATGCACTGCCACTGACATCACCGTAAAGAACGCTGTTTCACTCATATTTTGCGAGTACAAAGTTAATGCTTTTTTCGCTAAAGGGAAAAAATACGGGTTCTGAATGTTACGCATGGAGCTTCTTTCCATATTCCGCTATATTCGTCATGCCGTTCATTTGCTCGATATCCGGTAATTTTGCAAACAAAGTAAAAGGTTATGGAACAAGCGAATGTAAAGGTGTCGTTCTACCTCAAAAAGAGCGAGGCGGATGCCGATGGTATGTGTCCTGTAATGGCAAGGCTGAACATCGGCAAGTATTCTGAAGCGGCTTTCAGCCTGAAACTCCGTGTGCCGCAGGCAATATGGAGTTCGGGGCGTGCTTCAGGCAAAAGTGTGAAGGCGAAGGAAATCAACAATCGGCTGGATGAAATCCGTGCGATGGCATTGGGAATCTATGCTGAACTGTCGGTTGTTCGTGACAGTGTGACTGCGGATGATGTCAAAAGTCTGCTGTTGGGTATGGCTGGTGAACAGACAACGTTATTGAGCTACTTCCGCACGTTTATTGAGAACTTCGCGAAGCGCGTGGGTGTAAACCGGACCGAAGGCAGTTTGAGAAGCTATCGGAACGCCTACAACCATGTGGAAAGGTTCATGCGGGAAAAGTACAACTTGTCGGATATCTCGTTTTCGGCATTGACCCTCTCCTTCATACAGGATTACGATTCGCACCTTCGGACAGATTGTCGCCTCTCTCCGGGAACGATTATCAACCTGACCGTGCAGTTGAAAATCATCGTTGGTGAAGCCGTAGCGGACGGCATCATCACCACCTACCCGTTTACCGGCTATGAACCCGTGCGCCCGAAACAGAAACGGAGGTATCTCACATCCGAGGAACTGCAACGGCTTATGACCATGCCTCTTCACAGACCGAACCTTTATCTCACACGGGATTTGTTCCTCTTCTCATGCTACACCGGCATCCCGTACAGTGATATGCGGCTTCTGTCGAAAGAGCATCTGTCACTTGCCGATGACGGCACATGGTGGATCAGAAGCTCGCGCCGGAAAACCGGAGTCGAGTTTGAAATCCCCCTGCTGGACCTGCCGTTACATATCATGGAGAAATACAGGGACACAGCGCCGGACGGGAAACTGCTACCCATGTATTCCAACAGCACGATGAACCTTAACTTAAAACGTATCGCAAAACTCTGTGACATAGACTGTCCGCTGGTTTTTCATGCCGGCCGCCATACCTATGCGACCGAAATCACGCTCGGACATGGGGTTCCGCTTGAAACGGTCAGCAAGATGTTGGGACACGCCCGGATTGAGACGACCCAAATCTATGCCAAAGTGACTGACGACAAGATAAATGCCGACACCCGTGTGCTGAACGAGAGGATAGCGGAACGCTTCTCCGTGGTTATTTGACAAACGACTAAAACGCAATAAGATGAAAAAGAAAAGTGAACATGCAGACAAAACCATCAGACATCGCAGTACATTCGCGATACTGTTTTATATCAACCGCACCAAAATGCGCAAGGACGGAACCTGTCAATTATTGTGCAAGGTAAGCATTGATGCCGAATGGGAACAGATTGGCACGAAGGTATCCGTCAATCCCGACATCTGGAATCCGGAAAAAGGCCTTGCCAACGGACGCAGTGCGAATGCGGTGACAGTGAACCGTGCCATAGACGAATTGACGGAGGAGATTACCGGACATTACAACCGGATTAAGAACAGCCTGGGATTCATCACGGCGGAACTGGTGAAGAACGCCGTAATGGGTGTCGGGCTGAAACCGCTTACCCTGCTGGCTCTCTTCCGGGAACATAACGAAGATTTCAGAAGACGTGTTGGGCTGGACCGCATCAAGGAAACGCTTGATTCTTACTTGAGATCGTACAAGCACCTTTCCGCTTTCATCAAGGATAAGAAAGGCGTGGAAGATGTCACGCTACGTAGCCTTGACAAGAATTTCTATGATGATTTTGAACTGTTCCTTTGCAAGGACTGCCACATGATGCCCAAGACCGTGCATGAGCATCTGTACCGCCTGAAAAAGATGACCAAACTGGCAGTCAGCCAGGGAACGCTCCGCCGTGACCCGTACTGCCGTCTCCACCCTGCGTTGCCACGACGGAAGAGCCGCCACATGAAGCTGGAAGACCTCAAGAAACTTATGGAGACTCCCGTGGAGAAACCTCAACTGCAATTCGTGAGGGACATGTTCCTGTTTTCGACCTTTACCGGACTGGCTTACGCGGACTTGAAAAGGTTGAAGACAAGTGACATCACACAGTCCGAAGACGGCGCATGGTGGATTCACATACGCCGTCAAAAGACAGACACGCTTTCATCCGTCCGCCTGTTGGATATTCCCTTACGAATCATTGAAAAATACCGGAACCAGCGACAAGGGGATAATGTGTTCAATGTTTACCGCCGCGGCTATTTTATCCTGCTGACGCGGGAACTGGGAAAGGTGTACGGTTTCGATTTGACCTTCCACCAGGCCCGGCATAATTTCGGAACCCATGTCACACTCTCACTCGGAGTCCCGATAGAGACGGTTAGCCGCATGATGGGACACATGTCGATTTCTACAACGCAACTTTACGCGCAGGTGACGGACAAGAAAGTGGACGAGGACATGAAGGCTTTGAAAGCAAGCGGTTTCAGCAGCACGACTGAACTTTGCGAGGAGGATTTCACCGCTCGGAAAGGCAGAAAAAGGCCCCCCCGCGCTATCTGAAAATCAAGAACGGAGAAACGCATGTCCCTATGAACGGGCCGTTTCTCCGTTTTGTCATGTCACACCCACCGCATATCTTCCTTGCACCGCTTGTAGGAATCTTCCAATATTTTAAGGATGTCCGATTCCTTGTAGAGAGCCTTGCCCTGTACCAGATAGTAAGGGACAACACCAAGTGTGCGGTATTCCTGCAATGTCCGTCTGCTGACCCTCAGAATTTTGGATAGTTCCTCGTCCGTCAGGAAACGTTCGCCGTGGAATACGGATTTAGGGGTGTCCTCCATCGCTGCGATTAACCGCTCCATATTGTCAAGTCCCTGAAACAGGACATCGACACGCGGGTCTTTCCGTTCTAAAAAATGATAGCTCATAGTTCTCGTTTTAAGTGGTAGTAATTCGATTCCAATAGTTTGTGTACGTCTTCGGTTTTGAAGAAAATCTTGTGCTTGATGCGTGAGTAAGGCAGGATACCCTTGTCACGGTACACCTGAAGCGTCTTTTTGGATATGCGCAATATCTCGCACACCTCCTGGTTGTCAAGCCACTTTTTTAAGCCGAGGTCTTCCACCGGACGGCACATACCCATTACCTTTTCCTCCAGTTTGCCGAAACGTACCCGAAGTTCATCGAACGTCTGTTTGTCGATACATACTATTTCCATACCAGTCATTTTTTGAGTTGAACATCCATCCGATTTTTCAGTTTTGGGGGCAACACCTTCCCTTTTTGGTTGAGGAACGCTTCCACTTCGGAGGCCTTGTAGTAAGTCCGTCCGTCAATCATGTAATAGGTGACATACTTCTTCTGGCGGTAACGTGCCAGCGTGCGTTTGGTGATACCGAGCAATTGGCAAAGGTCATAGTTATCCAGAAGTGTGTCGCCTTCCAGACACTCTTTCAACTTGTTCATCCGCTCCAGGGTACGGTCGATCCTATCAAACCGTTCCATGATTTGCATGAGCATTATTTGGACACTTTCGCTGTTTATCTGTAGCATAATGCATTCTGTCTTTAGTGTAAATAATAGTTTTGCTTACACCTTGTCGCGCAACAGGTTATACTACATATAGGGCTAATGGCGTACCAATGACCATGTATTTCACTGAATGGCATTGGCATTCCATTGAAATACAGCGGAATAAAAATTTTTAGTATGAAAAGTGGAGATGAAAATGTTCTTGCAAAATGCAAGTTTTTTCGCAAAATGCAAGTTACATCTTGCAAGATTTGCGGTAGATCAGACGGCAGATGCCGTTGGAAAAAGAGGTGGTTTTATGCAGTTCCCAATGTTGTGGTCGGAATGTATTCAACACGGGAATCCCTTGTCCGGCAGAAAACGGCAGCTGGTAAACCACAAGTTCATCAACAAGATCATAGAGGAAAAGCCCGCGAAGCAGCTCCACCGATTCCGGTTCTATGATTTCAGCAAGGTAAATGAATGAATCGTCCCTGTTGTCTTTCTCGCAAAGCAAATCAAGGATGGAATGGGGCAATATAAGGGCCGAGCAGCGTTCACGCCAAAAGGGGAAACCCCGCCTGTCGTTTCTTACCCAGGACACAAGTGCTCCGGCCGGTTCCGGAAGGAAACCGTCCAATGTTATTGCCGTCACAACTTGAATCCTTGCCATAGCTTTAATTCTTTTTCAACCGGAAACTGTAAAAAAGAAGCGTGCAATCCACGCTATTTCTAATGGAGGCTCTGGAATGCCCTTAACAGGAATAGGTGAATGCACGCTATGCCAAGGCATAGCATAAGCAATCACGCAATAGTTCCTGTTAATGTTCATTTTCCAGATTCCCATTAGGACGCTTGCGGTCTTATGTCTATATATAAACGGCAACTGCCCATTAGACAGCACGCCGCATTTTTCGCTATTTAAATGCAAAAGTACACATATTCAGTGACATTTGCACTATTTTTAGTCGTCAAATTCATTTCAGCCCGTATTTCTTCATCTTCCTGTACAGTGTTGCCGGGTTGATGTTCAGCATTCCAGCCGCTTGTTCCCGGTGACCGTTGCAGGCTTTGAGAGCCCTGATAATGCTTTCTTTCTCAAATGCTTCACCTTTCAGAGGCAGGATTGCAAGTGTGTCTGTTTCTTCATTTCTACATACACAGACAGTTATTTCCAATCCATCCACGTCAAGCATCGGAGACTCAGAGACCAGTACGGCACGCTTGACACGGTTTCGGAGTTCACGCACGTTGCCCGGCCACCGGTAGGCAAGCATCCTCTGTTTGGTCTCTTCGGTAAATCCTTGCGTAGTCCTTTTCAGTTCTTTCGAGAAACGTTCACGGAAAAACTCCGCCAACGGAATGATATCTTCCGGGCATTCCTCCAGGGAGGGCTGCCGGATCTCAAACTCGTTCAGACGATGGTAAAGGTCTTCCCTGAACCGTCCCTCCTTGATGGCCTGTTCCATATTCTCGTTTGTCGCGGAAATGACCCTGACATCCGAAATCCGTTCCCTGCC